TGAGAAAGTCCTTTAAGAAACTAGCGCTTTGTATCCATCCATAGGTGGATAATGATGAGAAACCTCCACTTCCTGGGATATCTTGTACAGTATTTGTAGGTTGAAGGAGGGCGCTAAAGAAGATCTCTTGCCCCTCTGGATTGCCATTTCCTATACTTGTTGTGGGCCTAAAAAACAGCAGTCTATCGCCAAAGACTTTTACATCTAAGGCCCTTAAAATCTGGTTTCTTCCTAATCCCAGTACAGATTGATTTATCGCAAAGGCAGGTCTAGAAAGATAGGTACCATTGAAAAGTGTGACTGGATCAACGTTGTTTGTAAGATACAGAAATCCGAATTGAAACTGAGGTGGGTTTGTGCTTATAGGAACTAAGTTTGTCTGTTTATCCCAGTTAGTCCAGTTGAAGAAGTTGCTTTGATTCCCTGTAAAGTAGTCATTCTGTAAGGTAAAAGTTACATTGATAGCCCAGCCTTTTTTGAATGTCATATTATTTAAGTTAATGGTAAATTCACCTGTAGGATAATCAATAGTTCCTGCTGCGAAAATAGTTCCTGCTGTCAATGAACCTATTCCGTTATCATTTTGAGTCTCCTGAACAACTCCTGTCGTATTATCAACTAGCGATACAGTAATTGAAAGAGGCGCTATATTGCTAAAAGTTGGGAATGTCGCACCTAAAGTAGCTGAAGCAGAATTGAAATTAGTATAATTTAGAGTAGCTCCTCCACCACTATCTTTAGGGATAACAAAAAGAGTTTCGTTTACATCACAGATAGCCTGAAAAGCGGTGCCAGAGCTATTTAACACAGAGAGTCTTCTTTCATCCTCTACAGTAAGTCTAAATGTACCATCAGCCTCATTTTCCCATTGATTGATACCCATTATGGTTAGAGATGAAGTTGATCCCGCATAACCGATAGAGATAGGGGAATTGTTTACTGCTGTGCCGCCTCCATTAACAGTAAGAGACCATGCTCCAGTATTATATACAATAGAACTTCCTGGAACCGCAACACCTCCTCCATTCGGAAGGGTTCTAAAATTTCCAGCCCCATCATCAAAATAAGCTGTATATCCCGTTCCTGATTTATCAAATGCTAGATATACTGTTCCTGGTGTTATAGGTAAATTGTCTGTGATTATTCCGGAAAAAGGGCCACCTGATCCATCAGCAAGCTCTAGGAAATATTCATTAACATTTGTATTGGAAGCGGTTTTATTGACAAAGGAATAGTCTATCATTATAGGTCTTCCTGTAGTCACATTGCTATCAGATGTTATAGACCAATCACCTGTGAGATAATCAATAGTTCCAGTGCCACCCATATTTCCTGTAAGAACACCTATTCCATTGTCAGTATAAGTCTCTGTAATCCCTGGAAGACCAGTCAGCCTAGTTCGAACAGTTACTGTACCTGCGATAATAGGAAGATGAATTCCAGTTGGAGTATTAGTTGAAGGAGTTCCCATATAATTCTTGCCGCCATCCCCATAAGCAAGAATCTGTGAGTTGCAATAAGTTAGATTACCAAGCAAAGTTTGTCCATCACGCTTCCATATCTCACCTCTATTGACGTAAGCATCCTGTACGTCAACGTAGGCATCTTCTGGAGCTATCCATGATTCATAGTACTGGAATAGCCCTGTTTCAGACTTTCCCTTACCGATAAGAAATGGCTTGTATGATGAAAAACTGGTCATCAGTTACCTATTGCAAAATAATAAAAGCCTAAAGTAGAACCATCAGTTGTAATTACAAAATTTGTGTTTGTTATCGTGCTAATGGTTGCAGCACCATGAGTTTTATTTATCTGAGAATGGTAGACAGGTACAACTATAAAACAATTTGTTGGAAAACTTTTCATCCCTATCCCAGTAAATGTTTTAGTAGTTCCTGTAGTCGGAGGATAATTCGAGGCATCTAAACACCACTGCAATATCAAACCACTCGGTAATTCAACCCATCCATTCTGCTGATTACCATTTGGAAAACCCAAAAAGCCAAAGTTGTTCAAGATCGTGGTCTGGCCATCAGATATCAACTGTGTAGGACTTGGTTGAGTTGTGTTCCATGTAAAAGTATTGAAAGTCATCTAAAACCTCGGTACGCTCTGAGCGTTTTCAAATTGTTGTACATATCTTCCAAGAGCTACATTCTCATAGCGCTTAAAGACAGGATAATAAGCTTCATAATTTCCTAAGTCATTCCTATCAGAGAATATCTCTAAAGATGCTCCATAGGCTATAAGCTGGCCCCATTCAGTCTGAAGGGGTATTTGGTTGGCATTTGTTGGATCATCAAGTGCGACCTGAGTGATGAATCCCTGCATAGTAATCTGGTAGACCTGATCGGGGATTGGCCTAAAGGTGAATTCGCTATTGTAAAAGAGTACTCCTTGAGGTCTTGCTGGCTGATAAGCTTGATAGTTATCATAGATAAGTGTGCCATTAGCTGGAATTGACGAGAAAGTTGCACTGAATGCTCCAGTGACATAATTTATCGTTCCTGAACCATTTCCTGACAAGATGCCTGAACCATTTGGAAGGCTATAGCTTGCGAGGATTTGCACTCCAGATGCTACTGCTGCTGCAAATGTGACGGAATAAGCACCTGTTGCATAAACAATTGTTCCTGTAGCGCCGACAGCTCCTACTAGATTGCCATTCCCATCATCATGCATAGATTGAGACCCAGCAGTGATTTGTAGCGTCTTAGGTTGTATCGGAAAGAACTTAAGCGTTCCTGCATAAGGTCCCACGCTAGCAGTTCCTGTAGCTAGAACTTCGCCTGTCTGATTTTGGCCTATGTCTTGTAAGACTTGGTTTCCATCAGTGATGTTAAAGGTACCTTGTATGATAGGAGATGCTTGAGTTGTGCCAGTGAAAGTAGCAGAACCACTCGCTGTCGCTACCTGATCCTGCGTGTATTGCTGTGGCCAGTCTTGGTAGAAAATGTCTCTATCCTGATAGAAGACGAGGGGGAAACCATTCGCGTAAGCCATAGGCTCGTCGGTCTGAAATCCCCCTTCCATAGGATAGACATCCTGATTGGCAAAGGTGCTGAAATAGAATGGCTGTTGGTTGACCTGCTCCTTCAATTCAAAGGGCATTGTATATACATAGTAAGTATTTGCATAATCAGTTATCTGCTGATCAGTCAGCTGATCACTGCTAGGCGTACCAGTAATTGCCCTAATCTTAGTAATAATTTGATTTAGGTTCCAAATAACCATTTTCTAACTCCTTAAGCCCTTACAGGTCTACATTGAAAATAAGGTTTATACCCCGACACATACGTCTCCGGATTACCCTCGAGGTTACGTCTTTCGCTGTAAAGCCTAGCATGGCAAGTATAGGGATCGCCAGGCCTTGTGCCTTCTAGAAGCTGGATAACCTCAACCGGAAGCAAGTACTTCTCTCCATGCACAAGTGTATAATGCTTAAGAGGATGAGTAGGAGAGCGGTAGTGAAAGTAGTGTGTTGCGCCTGGATCTCGGTTGTTAACGAAGATCACATTTTCATGTTTCGGAATCTCTTTAGCCGACACAGCTACTACCTGATCATTGGCATAGATACCATCTGGCACCTCTTCAAGGAAGTTCTTTTCGATAACCTCTTTAGGCTGGTCGTTCAGTCTTGGTATACGTCTCATTCTTGCCATAATTTACTCCTATGGAAAAAGGTTTGTTAATGGATCATCTGGGGAACTTCCACCAGTGATGTTTATAAAGCCTCCGCTAAGATACGGAGAGAAAAACTGAGTATTTACTTGTACGACTATATTGTCTGCGTCAACAACTTGGAGTACATAGCCAAATTGTCCATTGATTTCCTTCATGCCTTTTACCTGAGTAAAGTCGACTCTAGGCACTGAAGCATTGCTAGATAGTGTGATACCATGGGATGGCGCTGTAACCTTCGCATTGACCGATTTCGTGATTCCTGTGATAGCAAATACAGTGATTGGCCATTCATTGGGCGAAGGATATGTTACACCGCCGTTTCCAGCAGGGAAGCCACCTGGCATCTTTACCTCTAGTTAAAAAGACCCAGGGCCGAAACCCTGGGGGTTCTGTACGTTTTAAGCACAGCGACCTTTATTTACGGACCTGTTGCAGGGCTTTGAAGAATAGCTTCATATTCCCAAATATCACTTGTGTTAGTACCTGTACCATTCATGAAGTCTGATCCAATACTTACTCCAATGAAACCAAGGTTCGCTTCAGCTGTTGGCAATAATGTGTTGCTATACAGTGTATCGACTGGCGCACCAGTGATTACATTGAAGAATCCAGAGTTTACACCCTGAGTTACACCACTAGAACTATAAGCACTAAAATTTGAAGTATTAATGTTTACAGTAAATGTAGTCGTACTTGGAACAGAGGTAATCACTCCAGACAAAAGGTTTATTTGGGTCATACCTGGCACACCATGAAATGTCACAACTGTTACACCAATATCACTGGTTGTAAAAGAGTGAGCATCACCAGTAGTCACTAAAGCATTTGCTGCTTGGGAGATATTCCCAGTAGTTGCAATCACCTGGTTAGTACTTCTACGAATGTAAGCTCTATCACCTGTTACAGTAGTATAAGGAGCTTGCTGAGGCGTAAACAAATTATCATCTGTGCTTTGGAAAGCAAGAATACCATTTGTTGTTGACAAACTTGCAGCCGCCACACCTGCTGTATAGGTATACAGTAAGCTAGTAGGAGTGCTTAAACCTGATAGTGTTTGGCTAAAATAGCCTTCGAAAACGCCAGTCATTGGCGAAACAGTATCAATCGCAGTGATGTCTTTTATTCTCAAAGTACTTGGTACAAAACCAAGGTTTAGATAATAAATAGCACTGCCACCCTTTGTTGGTTGGGTAAATGTACCATAACGATAAATAGCCATAGTACCCTCCTTATGAGTGTGTAGAGATTAAACGTGTAATCCAGTTGTCATTCAAGATCCTTGTTGCGAAAGGATACTTGTAGCCAACAGTGCCACGTTGATTCAATGGATCGGCAGTACCAGAAGCACCCAATGGCTTCACGATAAACTCTGCTTCTTTAGAGCCTAGGCGCACAACGCCGTACATTATGTTACTCTTCTTTTTAAGAAGGGGAAAACCTCTTCGGATTCTCCTCACGACCTTTATTTATTCGCCGTGTTCAGACTATCGCTTCCTCTTTCGAGGTCTTCTTACTTAGTCGTTCAGGCTGCAAGAAGCATTTCGGCTTCAGCTTGCCCCTTGTCACCCTGGAGGGTTTCCAAGTCAATCAAAGAAGATTTAGAGAGACCTAACATTTTAGCCTCTTGCCCAAGCAAAAAGCTTGAGTATATTGGTCTAGTAGTACCACCAACAGATGCACCACCACTGTAGCCGTTCGTGTTGAGCAGCCAGCGAGCGTTGCGTGTACTTCCCCCGAAGTACTTGTTACTCAATGACTTACATCATTGGGGCTAGTCCTTTCGGCTAACCTCTCAACATTACTGCTGAGTCCAGACTGTCGCTTCCTCTTTCGAGGTTTTCTCACTCAGTCGTTCAGCGTAGCCAATAAAGTCTCTTTAATAAAAGAGGCATTAATTAGCCTTCGCCCTTGTTGTCCGTCTGCTTACGCAGCTTGGAGATCCAAGTCAATCAGAGAAAATTTAGGCAGAGCATGGGAATTACTTAACTCTGCTTCCAATGCATTCGTTGGGTTAGGGTAGTTCGCTACAGAGATAAAGCTAGAAACGCGTTCTAGGTCATCCTGTAGGTCTACACTCATAAAGCCCCAGTACGAACTACGTACAGGCGCTGTACCGAACTTGTTTTCGCCAGGTAGTGGGTTGGTCATAAGCCTTGCATTACCTTGACGAAGAGCAATGATCGCAGTTTGGATATCTGTGTCATTGATCTCTGTAGGAACAGTGCCATTTAAGCCGTGGCTACATACTATAGTCGATGCTGTAGATACCATCATGTCTCTGATGAGGGTGTCTATAGTTAGACCTAGTTGTAGGGACAGGACTTTTGTTGCTTCGTTAAGTACGCGGTCTTGTACCACGAACTGAACTTGGTCAGTGATTGTGACATAGTCGCCGTACCATGAGATGGCCGCCTTAAAGTCGGTTCTCGAAAGTTGGCTACCAGCAGGCGTTTGCCCGTCGGTTAGTGGAATAGTTGCCGCACTCAGCGTAGAATATCTTGCAAAAACCATCTGATCGCCGGAATTGAGGGGAATTTGTCTCTTTTGGGCGAAAAGATCGTAGATGAAGTAGGGTCTAGCCAGTGTCAACAACATCCTATCGAAATAGGCACGAACTTCTGGAGGAAGTTGCGTAAGTGTTGTAATTGCCATTAGATCTACTCTTTAATTAGATCTGGTCCAAGTTCTTCTGTACCATAGCGTAAAAGTCTTTTTCCGACATAGTAGCGATGTAGTCTACTTGAGAGAGGGTTCCAGAACCTCCAACTGCATTGGATAGAGTCCCAGGTTTCTTCGAGTTGTCTACTATACGCTGTGCAGTCTGTGTCGGAGGACGATATTCCGCTACAGGTTCAGGCTGTTGCCTTTGCTCTGCCATCATAGCCATCTTGCCTAACTTATAGAGATAAGAGGCTTTGTTGTTAGATGCCAAAAATCCTTGGGCTAGATCAGGTTCTCTTTCAATAAGAGGGACGCCATACTTAGCGGTTACCTCATCATAGTCGGGGTTCTGTGCTTTGATCTGAAGTTCGCCCATCATCAGCTGATATTCGGCTTCTTTTTCTGCCATAATCTGCTTGAACTGTGCCCCTGTTACGAGATCGTCATTAGAGATCTCATCTATTGCGCGCTTACGAGGCGGCTCAGGTTGACGCTGCACTTGATTTCGACGGAGACCTTCAAAGTCGTCACGCAGACGATCCCGATCTTCTTTCATTTGCGCTAGTTCCTCACGAAGAGCTCTGAAGTTGTATTCCTTATCGGATACTACTTCTTGCTGCTCCTGTATCACTTCGGGCGGTTGCTCGACTTGATTTACAGGTTCTTGAGGTGTAGCTACCTGATCCACGGCGGCTGGATCTTTTACGCCCTTCATTGCTTCTTGCTGCATGGTCATTTCTGCCATGTAGTCTTGATCATATATTGTCATAGTTTCCTTGAGTCGGCGACACTCGATTTACGCCCGTTAAAAGTTTGCTATGATCCGCTAACTTACTAGCGGTATAACTTTGTTCATATCTTTTGCTTTATCCATCAATGTATACGACTGATCTTCCGATCTCGTTGACATCAATGATGGATCAATAGGAATATCTGGAGGACTTGAGAGTGATTCTACGAACTCAAAGACTCCAAGCGGGTTATTTACAAACCACACAAGCATTCCTAAGACGAAGGGAGGCCTCTCATAAGAAAGCCTAAAGCTCTGTCTTATGCCGCCAGCTACGCGTTTACCCCATGCATCAGCGCCAGATAATCCTGGATCTACTTTTGCAGCGTAAATGATGTAAAACGGCTTTACATCTTTAGATCTATCATGGGCAATACGCTCGGCCATAGCCCAGCAGTCTTGCGCCATACTCTCGCGTACAGCCCCTAGCTCTTCACTCATGATTAACCTTTCATCGCTGAATGATCATCTTGATAGGCATGGAAATGCTGCGCACGGATTTTAGCCATGTCTTTTTTGCAGCCATCCATACCAGCTTGACCATAAGCCTGATCCATAGAATCAGATTTAAAGTCATCACAGCCATACATGCCCATTGGGCGCTTGCCTTCATGAGCTTTCATAGGCTTATCAGTCCCGTGCTCATAATGAGCGGATTTCATCTCTTTCATAATTACTTCCTTTTTTTACTGGCTTTGCCAGGGTTCATAGGCGGAGGATTTGCCCCACCCATATTGTCCACGGAGGTCTTGCCGTGTAATGCTTTATCATTGCCTAGTTTAGGCTTAGTCTTAAAGTTCTCGATAGTCGAGTAATCTACGGATTTAGGCTTCATAGATCCCTCTGAGGCTTTTCCTTTTCAGGAGTGTAATGCTTTACCATCTCTGTATTCTGATATCCAGCCGGAGGCACTTCGCCTTCATAGCCATAAGGATGCTCATCCATAGCTACTCTGCGGTCTAGATTGCGTGAATAAGAATCTGAAGGGATAAATCCCTGATCGTGATAGTTAAAGCTCATTAACGGCCTCGTGGTGCGCCTGGAGCGCCTTTAGGTTTTGGTTGTTGTGGTTGACCTGGTTTTGGAACGCCTGTGTTTGGAAAACTGCGCATGATACCCCCTAGGTTAGATTTTATATATTACACTAGTAAAGCCTAATTTCCATTATATATCAAGGAAAAGGAAATATGGGTTGTAGTAAAAGCGATCGGCATATATAATGTTGGGATAAAGTTGTAGAGGACTTAATGACTGAATGGATTAATATAACACAAGAAAAGCCTCCTTTTGATACAGAAGTACTTTGCAAACATAAAGATTTTCCTAATTACTGGGTTGGTGAAAGATGGAGAGTCAGGAAAAATGAAAAAGAATTCACCAATGAAGAATATTTTAAACCCACGATTTGCACCTGTTGCAATATGGAAATGCATGGTTTTGAAACTACTCATTGGAGATTTATTGACCCATGACTGAATGGATTAGCGTTAAGGAAAAATTACCTAAAGAATGTGGAGACTATCTTATTTGGGTATCTATTGAAGAATTCGATGTCCCTACAAAATACCGAACTTTTATTTCTTGGTGGAATGGTGATTTTTTTGAAAATTACTGTGATATAATTCGTATATATCTAGATACTATCACCCACTGGGCTGAGTTGCCGCAGCCGCCTGATACAACTATGGATCTTGTCAAAAATATACGTGAGGAAATCGGAAATTCTCTTTTGAAAGGATTTAAAAGGCAATATTCTATAAAACATGAAGATCAAGAAGACATTCAAGATGCAGATAAGGAATGGATTAATATAGACGACAAATTGCCCAATGAACAGACTTTGGTTTTATTATTTACAAGTACATGTGGAATTACAACAGGTTATCTTTGGGGTAATGATGCATGGATGATAGAAGACGATGATGTAAGGGCTTCTAGGAGAGAATCTTGGGTTTATGTCTATATAAATAATGACAGTTTAGAGTCATATTGGGCAGATTTTAAACATAAAGAGGTTTTATATTGGATGACTTTACCTGAAGTTCCTATAAAACTAAAAAAATACTGCACACTCAAGTCAGCAGATAGACGTTTTCAGAAAGCCTTATATAAAGACTTAAATCCATTAACAAATACTTATTCTGAATTAATTATGCCTGAGCCTCCAAAGGATGAATCATGACCCTAGAATACTTCTTACTACTAACGCTAGCTATAGTGCTGGCCAATATCATCAGTGAACTTATACTGCCGCATTAGGTTGAGGCTGCATCATCTGCTGCTGTTGTAAATCCAACTCCCTATCACGCTGACGTACACCATGATGATCAATCTCACGTTCATGATGCCCCTGCTCAATGTCATGAAGATGACGTAGCATCTCAACTTTAGCTTGAATAGCTCCCATATCCATACCTTCAAGCTCTTTGAGAACCTTAGCCATGTTCAGAAGCTGCGCTGTGGACTCTTCTTCCGCCCTCTGCTTCCGCTCTTGGCTTATAGCCTCATCTAAGTGTATCTTGTTCAATCTCTCAGCAGCAAGAGCCTGATCGCTTTGTGCTTTTGCCTCAATGCCTTCCGTTGTGACCTGCATTTGCTGATCTTGGATATCCATCTGGCGTTGAATAGCCTCTTGCTCTTGTTTAGCCTGTGCATCAAGGATCTCAGTAAGCTCAGGACGGCAATGTAGGCTTGATTTCTCGATGATGAGACTATCAGGTATAGGCATGCCCATCTGTTTTAGCGTAGTAAGCTGCATGAACTCTGTCTGCTTCTGAGTATTGGTCAGGAGGCCTTCTTCTACAACCACATCGTATCTTGAGAAGGATTGGCTGTAGAATTCAGGTGTAGGCTCTTTCTTAGTGATTAAGCGTATCTTCTCAGGGCTATAGTTCACCTGCATTAGCTTCATAACCTTTTGGCCGAGTATCCTTTGACTTTCAGCAAGGTTATCAAAAACCCCGCGAAGGGAGATAAGACCTGCAGCCTGTCGCATTTTGGCGAGGATGGCAGCGGTTTCAATTTTCTCATTCTCGGGCATCCCGAGCATTTCGGGATTAATACCCAGAATATTCGGGATAATCTCATTGAACATCTCCGTAAGTAGCATTTGTCCTTGTGGGATATCTGGAGGCATAATCCTCTGAACATCTTCCATATTCGCGTCAGGGCGAATGAACACCACCTGTCCATTGCCCGACTTGAATAGGGATGAGGTATTGGTTACTGCGCCAGTTTTCGCTATCCAACCGGAGTTTAATTGAGAGTCCAATAAATCAACATGGCGAGAAATGCGCTTATTAAGCTCAGTTTGAGGATCTCGGATATAACGTACGATCCCTTGCAGTTTCCAAGTATATAGGTCGTAACTAGGAGCGTAATCGCCACCGAATATAGGCACGCAAGGATAATCATCGAGACCCCAAGGATCTTTTCCATAATAAAGTAATTCTCCTTCTACGATAATACCCAGCTCAACAGTCCTGACAGGCTTACGGATAATTTGGAGATTAGGATGTATTGCCTGTAGGAAGCGTAGTCGCTCTCTTGGCCCTTTCCATTCTGTAGTCTCTCCAGACTCCATGTCGACCAGAACATCTCTAATCTCCCATTTTCTACGCCAGTATTCGGTGTAGTTTAACAGCTTTTGCATGCCCCAGTTTCTGGCAAAGCTCATGTACGTAAATTTATCGTCTCTATTGCCGTAAGGAAGGCTATTTATGCGATCTTCCTGATCAGGCAGCAAAGAAATGACGGTCGTCCTATCGAGGTACTTACGTCTAGCCCAAAAGGAACAGTCCGACATGTCCTTCTCGAAGAAAAAAGGATCCCAGATGCTGTCATTCCAGTTCGTGATGTTGAATTTAACATCTCCATTGACGGGGTCTCCTCTATAGTCAAGATATGGGCATATCCAAGAGATTCCTGTGACGAGTGAGTCCCTAAAGGCCTGTGATAACTTGTCATAGCCAGCCCCCGAGGTCATTATGTACTGCATTACATCCGTCATAATCTCTGCAGTAGGCTCTGAGGCGTCCTCTATCGGGCTTATCTTTGTTGCTAGGCGATTCTCTCGCTGTATGCCCTCTATAAGGTTGACGAGGCGTCTAACCATATTATACGTGAAGCTAGAACGGCGTTGATTATTGAGGTAAGAGATCTCTTCGAGAGACCATTGATTGCCGAGGCTATAACTGAGGTCACGATAGGCTTCGGCATAGTATGTATTAAGTTGCTGATAGGCTCTTTCATAGTTTTCACCGAACTCCTTTATGATATCTTGATGGTCTTCGAGTGACTGTGACTTGGATTTAGTCTTATATTCACGAAGAAATTGTTGCGCATCATCTGAATAAGCAGACATAGGACTTGACATAGATTGCCTCAAGTAAAATTTGAGTGTATCACAGCAGGGAAAATCAGTCGAAGTTAATCTTTAGTCACTTAACTCATTGCCAGTTTCTATCTCTATGTCAAGCAAAAGTAAGCCGTTATCTTTTGGGTCGTCTTAAAACCAAGGATTGCATGAAAAATTACAACTTTAAGTACTGTTATAACGACCAGCGCACTCCTGCGCCTACCGGTGGTACCGGCTTGCTTACAAACTTATTTATTTTTTTGCTTGTGCACCGCTGTTTCCAGCCTGTCACGCTTGGCATCGAGCTTCTTATCCTCTTTTAGGAGGCCTTTAAACTCTTTCTTAGTCTTAGATTCAATTGCTTTTTCACTCTTTTCTAATTTCTTATCCATATATTTCCTTTTAAATGTAAAATCCTCTTGGCCAATACTTCTTTCGTCCTTGGCTCTTCTCACTTGCATAGATGATCACCAATGACGCATCCTGAGCTGCGTCCATTGCAGATTGCATCTTAGGTTGTGCTGGGCCTGTCCTGTCGTCTATTGCAGGTGCTGGTGTCCTTGTAGGAGCTGTGGGACCATACTGTGGTACGTAGACTGTGCCTTTCAGATCGGCCTCTACTGCCTGCTCAGCTACTGAGGCTTCATATAATACTTCTTCGGCTACTTCTCTCTCCCAGGGAGTGCAACTTGCCAGCCCTAGGCATGTGCCAATAATTAACAAACTCTTAAGTATCATTGTGTACCTTAGTTTTTAAGTGTTCTGCCCACGACTCATCTTCACATGGTTTGGTATCAAGAAATTTCATTCCGCCTAATTTTCTAGCATCATTCCTAGTACATTGTTCTCGAAATATGCGCTTATCTAGCTGGTGCTTATCAACAAGAAATTCTTTTTCATCAGGATGTTTTCTGATATAAGCATTGAATTTCTCAATATCCCTATAGTCATTGATGTCTTCAGGATAACGAGCGGGAACCGTTACCATTCTTCTGTTCGTTCGATCAAGGTATGCCCATCCCGTCATTCCTCATCGTCTCCATAAGCAATATTAAGGCATTCTTCTAATCGGTCTCGCAGGCATCGAATGTCAGTGAATATCCCCTCAAGTCCATGTATTTCACCATATTCAATTTTGTCATGGACAAACTTCTTCCATGGCTCGAAACCATGCTTAGAGTCTGTGTTTTCAAAGATGCTATGGTCTAATACATCCTTTAGCAGAACGGAAAGCCTGCCTAAGTCTTCTAGGCGCTCACGTTTTGTCATGGGCTTGGCCAAGTTTTAGTGGGTGCATTGTTCTGGTTAAAATTGCCTTGAGGTATCTGCTGAGGCCCACCAAATTGGTTAGGAAACTGCCACGGAACGCTTCCACGGTTACTTATGAGTGGCTTTGGTATGCTTACTGTTTTTGGCATCAATTATCTCTCTTATTAGCGTTTATCAAAATATAACTCACTATCAGCATGCCTATCATAGTGCCTATCGTGCTGGCGATCATTGTGATAGTTAAGTCAGTCATCTTCCCTCACATGCCATTTAAGACATAAAGTATGTTTACATGATGCTGGATGTTTTATAATAAATTGATAGTGATCAAGATTTATCGTATCGATTGTGTTACAAAACTGTAAAAATTCATCTATCAATTGTCCTTTATAGAAACCTAACATTTTATTAAATTCTTCTTCTCTATCAAAACAAGTTATTAAATATCCATACCAATTAGGATTACCACAGGAATATGGTTCAATCGTCCAGACAGTCATTTTGGTATACCATGTTCTGCTTTTATAGCCTCTCCTATAGCGTTTTCGGAAAGGCTATGCTTCTTGCCGTCTATTTCGATTTCCCACGCTCCAGAGGCTGTTAGAGTAGGCTCAGAGGCGCTGTGCACCTTTATGGCCGTCGGCGTGATCTCTATTATCTCAGGCTGCCTTTCAGCATGCTTGTGCTCAACTTTACGTACCCTCCAAGGAAAACAACAAGTCCTCGGGCAGCACTCATTGCAGTTGCATGAGTTTTCGAGCTCTACAGAGCTTCTCGCTTCAACTTTATCAACCAGACTTAGCGTCATAGGCACCTCCTAGTCCTTGTCTCGGATAATATACCATAGTACGATTAACGCAAAGGATATAGCCAGGGAGGTTATAACCCCAAATATTAGGTTTATCTGAAAACTATCCACAATACCCCCACAAAGATCATTATACCGATCAGATCTGCTGTATCTACGCCGATCATATGCCCCCACAGCGCATTACAAGGCTGCAATATGGGTAGAATATCTGCCTCTGATTCGGCCACCAAGGAACAGGCCTTGCATGTATCCATGGGGCTGGCGGTCTCGGTATGTAGTTAGTTTTTGTCATACTTTCACCATAATATTATATATATCATATACATGCTCCGCCGTGTATTTATCTTCTTTTGATAATTTGGGCCACAATCTATGTTTAACTATAGATATATGATGACTGTCTGAAAAACGTAATGGCATATCAGAGTTTTTATTATCCTCATACGCACGCCCTAAAGCATACCCTATAGCATCCATTACAGCTGAAAAGCTAGCATCGCATCGTCCACAGAAATTATGTCTATACTTTTCAAAGAGTTCCCCATCCGCTTTACAGCAATCACACTTTTTCATATCTTTTTCTCCATTCAGTCCAAAATTCATCATACACACTTTTGGCAACTTCACACGTACTAAAACCTATATGAATTCGCGTGTCTGGATGTAAATAAATATGTATCTCATTCTCATGGACGACAAGAGCCTTTAAATTATCTATTTCAAAAATGCAGGTCTGTATCCTAGTCAGTCCCATCTTTTATCCCCCATAGCTCTTTTCCTCGGTCGTGACGTTTGTTTTGTACAACACGTTAACATTTTTCATCTTGCCGTCTTTTAGATAAGCAAAGCCTTTCATGATCTCGGCCCATAGAAATGCCTAGGCCATTGTGGGCCAGGGGCTTTGCACCACATAACTTGCACGTTCTCAAACCAAAATGGTGCTATTGGTATGTGCTTTTGGACTGATACTGTCTTGGTCATTGCCTCTCTCCGTATTTCATTAACTTATCTTTAGCATCCTTGAGGAATACTATGCTAACATAAATTGAATCCTGCATGTTCTTCGGGATATCTTTGTAGCTAGCATCATCCATCACACGGAAAAGGTTAAGCTCGATAAGCTCTAACCTATTCATGATGTTGTTGAATTGCTTTAGTTCAACGTCGTGAGGTGTCATCTTCCTATAGGCCCCTGCGGAAAGTACTGATTAGGAGGAGTTTGCGTAATAATAGTGCTAGGCATTGGCCACTCTTGCCAGAATGTCTTAGGTCTAAGACTTGGCGGTGTCAGTACTGTTTTTGTCATACATACCTCGTGATATTATTAAGACATTCATAAGCCCTCTTTAAACATATTAACGCCTATCCACCCACATGCCAAATAAAATATTGTCTAAGTCCTCAAGCTCTCGCGAATTATTGCATGATTGACAAAGACTTATCAGGCTTATGATTAACGCTAAAAGTGAAATTATTGTTCTAATCATGCGGTTGCTCTTTTTGCCACACTATAACATTGTCATAAGATTATAGCAAGCTATTTGTATCCACCGGCCCTTCAAGTGAACCTCGGTTGGTATTTGTCCATCAATTGTTCTACTTCTGTGTCCGAAATAAGTCGTAAGCCAATTTTATCCATGCCCACTGCAAGATATCGTAGGGCATCTGCCGCGTGGGAATGCTCATTGTGATTTGGCCTAGATGACCAACAGCCATGCGCTGTGTTCCACATCCGCTTATAATTGTCGAGGTGATGTATGCCCTTGGCGCACTTAGTTTCGTCAAACCAGAAGCGAATAAACAGTAATCTCGTGGCGTTGATGCCATCATCTATACCAACGTCTGTCGTAAGCGTGAAGTTGAACCCAGCCTTACGTGCTGTTTCTATCCTTGTAAACCCTGAGCCATATTCTGTTGTGTTAGCATCGTGAGGCACCAAGTGAGTGCCATAGATATAATTTTTAGCCTTCAGTAGCTTGAGATAATAGGGAAGAGGTTCACCAGACCCCTCAATGTAATCAAATATATGTATCTCTTGGCCCTCCATCTGAAAGAACCAAATTACCGTGTCATCTGAGTAGCCCAGATCCCAGGCTGTATGCACTGGCAAGCCTTCATTATAGAACACATTGCTTAACCGTCCCTGCATCCTTGCTAACGCTAGTTGTTTGTGATAATAAGCGCCGTCTGTAGCTGCTTGGAATGACTCATCAGGAGTAGATGGATACTCACGTTTCATGTCGTCTTGCTGAGTCTTTTCCGTAGCTACATACCATTGCTTTTGCTGTAAACTAACTTTGATGCCTAAAGATGCTAAGCTCTCGAAGTATTTAGCCATTGAATCATCTATGCCAACATGCTCATTAAGCGTATACAGAGGCTCTCTATGCCACGGAAAAAAATGAAACTTATAATCTAGCTTAGTTAGCTTTTTCCCTTGCTGCTGTAGGCTTTGTGCTGTCTTGCACATATCGTAGAAATCACCATCCTGTCCCTCAGCAGTAGATTCGATGCAACAGAACTGACCAGCTGCTAATGTGTTCAAACTACCTGTGATAATCTCGCGTGCTTTTTCAGGATAGTGAGCGCAGATCTTGCCAAACTCTGATATATGCAAGTAGTTGAGCGTAGATCCACGCATCGAAGTGCCAACGCGTATAGATGATCCATTGCTAAATACAAGCTCCTGAGCCGAGTCTACCGTAGCAGAACGTAGCTCCTTGAGAAAGCCTGGCAAGTTATCATAAGCATACTTGATGCGCTTAAAGAACTGCTTAGCATTCTCTCGGCTATCGCATATGATACCGGCTGATACGTTGTCGTTAAACAGGCACTTGTCTAGTAAGTACAACCCTATAAATGTAGAGATACCAAGTTGCCGTGCTTTTAATACTATGTTGAGATTGTGTAGATTATCGTAGAGCTCTTTTTGAGCCCAGTTTGCGTTGAATATCTGACGATCGCCCTTTTTGTCCACGATATAGTATATCGTGTTGAGCCTAGTCCATTCATCGGTGAAGATATCGGTTAATAAGTCTTTATGGCTTTGCGTCAGCATCGGATTTACCCTTTGCTTTAGCTTGTAGCATCAATTGAGCTAAAAACTCAAGTAGATCTGAGGATTTTGTTTCCTTGTCATCTTTGTCCCAAGACGCCTTCCATTTCTCGCCGCAAGTCCTTGCCATTGCATATCTTGCAAAGCCACTTTCCCACTCTCGTGTGAGAGCTTTTTGCATAAATTTCTCCTCTTGCCAAGCCTTCGCTTCTTTAAAAGCACCGGCAAAAACTTCATTTGAACGAGCCCATTCTGGCAGTCTATCGGGGTCAATTCTTCTCTTTCTGCAAAAAGAATTTATATACAATCCCTCATCGTTGGCAATGAATTCTAGCAACGCATTAGCTTCTTCTTCAATAGCTTCATCTGTCCATATTTTAGGTCGCCCAGTCGCTTTCCCTTTCGCGTATTGATTACCTTTTGGCGCTGCCATAAATTACCTCTCGTAAAGTCTTAATCTACAGTATTTATCGACTAAAGTCACTTATTTTCGGAAAAGGGCTTGCGTTAAATATATAACCTTGGCATAATGTTGTGTATCAAAAGCAGCTCCCTGGTGACTCGTCCACCAAAACGAGCAGGTTGAGTAGCGATTGATAATTAACCAATAAGGATAAAGAAAATGAAATATACAGTTCTGGCGAACGATCAAGTGATTGGCAAAAGCAATACTAAGGCCCAAGCACAACAAATCCTAAAAGACCATGCATTGTACATGCTTAATGGTGCTGTTCCACGGTTCGATAAACGCTATGATTCCGTGAAAAACATCCTAACAGGATATGAAATCGTTTTGTCCACAAGATCTTAAATCAAGAATTTTGAAATATAAAGGAGCAAGAAAATGAGATACCAAATATACAACACAAGAACGAAGCAAAATGTAGGCAAGCCATATAAATGCCGAAAGAGGGCGAGAACTCGTGCAGAGAAGTTAGATTTAGAGTATGGCGCCTATAGTTATACTGTTAGGTATATATATCCTGATGGAACTGTGTGCTAAAATTAATCAAAACAAGGACTAAAGTTTATGAAAGAAGACTGGCAAGAAGCGATAGAGCAATTTAGGAAAGAGCGTGATACTGCGATCGATAAGAAGGCAAAGCGTGATGAATGCGAGCACAGGCTAAGAGCCGAGCTATATGAAGAAAAGGTGGAAAAAGAAAAGCTAATCCCTCATGTACGAAAACACAGTCTAGAGACACGCAATTTCATTGATTGTCTGCAAGGCAAAGCTCGAAAGCATAAGTAAAAAAAGAGCCGCTAAAGGCATGAAATGAGGAGCGATTTAGGAGGCCCTCCCTTTAGCGGCTAAGGTTTATTCTTCTTCTGATTCTTCGAGCTCATCGAGCCTTCGTTGCATGTCCATAAGCTCTTGCATGATCTTGCGAATAAATTCGCCAAGGGTTGCGCCAAAGTAAGCGCGAGCAAAGTCCTCATCGCCTTCTGTGTCAAATATCTGTGTCACATGGTCTTTACGCCATGACTCGTAGCTATCCCTGAGGTTCATCTAAATATCTCCATAATTTCACTTCAACGTTGGCTTCTGCCATCTCTTCGTCCTGGTTCCACATTTGCTTAGGATCTGTGCCTACTAATGAGGCCTTTGTAATCATCGTGGCGAGGACTTCCACTGTCTTGCC